GTTTTTATTCGAAAAGTCCTCTGAACGCAGCGTTGACATGATCAGGTTTTCGGGATTGATCAAAAAAGCACCGATCAACGATTTTTCTGTCTCTTCATCAAACAATACTTGTATATCTTTTCTCATCGTAATATCCATCCCTCCATTTGATTCTTAACTTCTGGATTTTTGTCTTTATTCATCCTATCCCAATTAAGAATCGTGGCATAATCACTTTTTGTTCTTTTACCTTTCGATTCTTTCCAAAATGACAATTTTTCGATCCAATCGGAATAACAGCTCGGAAACCTTTCCTGAAGCTTTCTGTATTCATCGTCGGTAAGTGTTACATTCTTAAACTCACCATATGATTTTTTTGTGTTTTCTTTGGGTATTTTATCTATTGGTTTTTTAGTGGGTTTTTTAGAGGGTAAAAAAGGCTCATTTTTTACCCTACTCATCTCATCTCTTCTCATCTCATCTCTTCTCATCTCATCTATAGCGCTATCTATCGGGGTAGGTAGCTCGGTAGGTAGCTGGTTATGTAGCTCGGTAGGTAGCTCAGTATGTTCCTGACTACATTCATCCGTTTCGGTATCATGGTCAACCGGCGTTGGTAGGCTGCTATGTATCTTTTGAAAGCCGCCTTCTTGATCCCAATTGATCACTTCGATCTTATTGTTTAGCTTGTGGTATTTAACCCTGTCTACCCAGCCTGCAGGCGCCGGATATTTGGACGGGGATGCCCATGACGGCGCTTGGTATTTCCACCAATTAACGATCTGAATCAATCGTTTATTGACGCTTTGATAGCGAATTATTTTCCCAGCTGACGCAAATTCCGATATCATCGCTTCGATTTGATCATCCTTGATTTCGTTATCCAAAGAAAAAACTTTTGACCGAATAATCGCTGGGTTGTCGAGAAACCGTCCTTGATCATCTGCACAAGATACAATTATTCCGATCCAAGTAAAACGAAATAGGTAATCAAGCGAACAGATATAATCATCTTCGAATAGATCAGCTGAAATCATTCGTCTATTTGACATAATAACTTCCTTTTTTCAATATGGCTTTTCTTTCATCGGTGTACGAATCCGGTCCAACTCTTCTTCGGTAATAAAAGGGCGGCGGCTGGTAGGGAGGTAAACAACATTCACCTTGCCAGCCTCTACCCACCTTCTAACTGTCGTCAAAGTCACTCCGAGGATATCGGCGACCTCTTTTTGCCCGTATAATTTAGTGTTTTTGGTATTCATATGATTATTATAACCCTCTTTCGTTTGTTTTGTCAATATTATGTTTTGTCAATCCGACTTGTTAGCCGAATCATAGCCTAACAACCTGTCCATCTCCTCTTTCGTTATCCGTGGTTTGTTTCCCAATATCCGGATGACGCTGATCTTGCCATCCTTCCACCAGCGGCGGACTGTCATCGGATCCACCCGAAGAAGTGTGGCGGCTTCCTTGATCGTATATAGCCGCTTTTGCTCAATGATTTTGTTGTTGTTTTCGTCCATTTTGATCTCCTTATGATTATGTTTATTAATATTGTAACAGCTCTTACGCAGACTGAAAGACTTCCAGCTGCTTTCTGTATTTTTGTATCAGCTTCATCCCTAAAGCTGCCTGCTTCGGGGTGAGATGGCTTCGATCAGCGAGTGAATGCCCAATCGTTGAGTCGATTTTATTGAATCCCATGCCATTTCGATTCGCAGCATAATCTCGATCTAAAGCCGCGAGATATTGTAATTTTTTATGTATATCAGCGATTTGCTCATCCGTCAGATTCTCAGCTTCTTTTTCGATTTTCTCAACCGATTCAGAAGCGGTGGCGGCTTTGACTTTTGGCTCATATACAACTTCATATCTCGCAGGATGATGATCATCCAAAGCGGAATCGATGATTTCCTGTTTTTCAACTAACATTTTAGCCATTCTCGCATCTAACGAATCAGCTAAAACGATGTGTTGAACCAGCACCGTGTCGGTTTGCCCAATCCGGTGTGCCCGATCTTCCATCTGGGTTATGTTTCCCGGCACCCAGTCAAGCTCGGCAAAAATAACGTGGCTTGACGCTGTCAGGGTGATCCCAACTCCGGCAGCTGTTATCGATCCAATAAAAACTCTGCAATCCGGGTCGTTTTGGAAACGGTCAACTGCAGCCTGACGATCAATTTCTTTTGATTCGCCGGTCAGTTTTACCGGATTGTACTCAGCTAATCCCGTCATAAGCTCATCGATCACGTCATGATGATGAGCAGCAATTATGAGTTTATTGTTATTATCTTCCAGCGCATTTTTTACGTAGTCAATTACAGCGGGGATTTTGGCTAAGGCTGTTTCATGACGAAGCTTCGCCATTTCGGTAAAGTCAACCTGCATCGCATCCCGAAGCCGGTCGACCGCAGCTTTATAAGCTTCTTCGCTTTCCGCTTTTGAAAGCTCAATTGCCGCCCGCAAGTCGGCTAAGCGATCTTGACTTTGCTGCTCGTATGCAGATTCGGCTTCGATCGCCTTCTTCTGGGTTGAATCTTCTGGAGCAATCTCAACGATTTGGCGAATTTTTCTGGGAAGCTCAGTCAGGACTTCAGATTTTAGTCTCCTGACCATGACCGTTTCCCGCAATCGTTTTTGCAGCTCATCCAGGTTTGATGAGCCCGAAAAATCCCACCCGTAGCGGGTTTGATGAGCATCACAATATCGTTTAGCGAAAGTCATGAATGACCCCCAATTTCCGCCGAGGTCTTCGATGATATTGTATAACTCCGATGGTCGGTTGACAATCGGGGTGCCCGTCATGCGAATCTTCCGCCTTGACTTGATCGCCTTTACGGCTTTCGAACGCAAAGCCTTTGAATTTTTAATAAAATGGCATTCATCAACGATCGAGATGTCAAAATGTTTAGAGGAAATTTCTTTTTGGAATTTAACCAGACCCTCGTAGTTGATGATTATGAGGTCGGTTTCTGGCAGGCTGCCGTTTGCAATCCCAACGGTCAACGGCCGGGTAAGCCATTTTTCCAGCTCCCGTGCCCAGTTTAACTTTAGCGATTTCGGGCAAACGATGATGCCCGTTTTGATTGATGGGTCAGCGTTGATAACGCCGATGGCTTCAACGGTTTTACCAAGTCCCATCTCGTCGGCGATCAAAACACCGTCTCTGTCTAAAGCGTACCGGATTCCAGCCTTCTGAAAAGGTCTATAATCCAAACCTTCAGGTTTTGGCAGGTCAATTTCTGCTTTTGTAGCTCTACTGGCTTCTATCGACTCTGAGCGTGATTTTTTAACTTCTTCCGGCAGCTCTTGCCACCAAACTAACTCCCAGCTGCCGTTTTGATTCTTGCTGAAGCTGGCTCCAAGTGCTTTCAGCTCCTCTTTGTTTGTTTTCCAAGCCGCCGAAAACTCGGGTGTAGCAGCGGCTTTCCGAACAAGCTTCGCACCAAATTTGGTTTGGACCTCTCTCGGTGCAGACCATCTTGCTAATTTTGAGATATCATTTGCGTCCATTTTTCTCTCCCTTTTGTACTATATACATATTATAACACTTGTGAACGCAAAATACAATAAATATGTCATATGTTTATCATGACAAATATCACGAGTTTTTGATGACATAATCCAGCAGGTTTTTCAGCTCCTTGTTTTGTGCCCTGAGATTTTCGTTGACCGTCAATACCTCATTTTCTGCAATAATAAGCTGCCTTATTAATCCAAACAGCGTTTCGTTGGCTTCAGTAAGCGATTTCACCCGCTCCTCCAGCTGTTTTATCGTTTCACTTTGCGTAAGATATTTTTCTTCTGTCTCACTCATATTAACTCCAGTTTGTGTTAAATAATATCGATTCATGGTCTCTGCCATTGATTAATCGATGTTTTATAAAGGTTGCCGGATGGGAGAAAGGAGTAAAACCCATCCGGCTTGGAAAAAAGGGAGGAAAAATGAATATTTATATTATACTGCCGATTCGATACTCATTTTTCTGTCAAGTAGGATCGTCAATATCGCATTCAGATTAAGCGATACAAGATCAGCTTCTTCGCCGCTTATATCATGATTCTTTAGCTGTTTTATCAGACTATTCATCCGATAAAACAGCTTCTCAGTTGTCATAGTTGCATAAGATCCGTCCTTTTCTGATTCTATTTTCTTAGCCTCGTCAAGCGGCATCGGCTGGAAATCTTTTGGGGGGTTGAAATTTTTTAGAAATTTCTCCTCGTTGAATGCCGTTTTAGCAGGCTTTGGTTCAGGGATTTCGGGGATCCCTGCAGGTGATTCGATGATTTCCCCTGTTTCCGAAACAACCACCGGTTTTGCGTCCGGGATTGTTTCAACCTCGGTTTCGTCAAGCCAGCCGAGACCGCAAAGACTAAGCGTTAACCGCCGCTTTGCTTTTGTCACCGCCTTCATCTGGGCGTTGGCGGTGTTCCCCTGCATGTCCGATTTCCGGACAACCCCAATTTCGACGTCAGACCGCCCGCTTGAATCGTGACCCTTGACTTTGACGATGAAATTATCGCCAACTTCTTTCAAATCGACGTCATCAATCGAGACGCCTTTTATCGCTCGAAGTTGATCTGTTGCGTCTTTCTTAGCGTACAACGTCAACTTCCCGTTCAGGACGATATAATCGAACGGTTTCGTCAGCGGATTCAACCCTAAACTTTCACAAACAATCCGATAGTATTGCACCCGCTGGCTTGGGGAAAGCTTGCTTAAATCCCCGCCGATAATGACCTGCTCAAGTGCAGCATCATCAATTGTATTTTTATTAGATAATCTGTTTTCCATAATATCACCTTTCTTTTTAATCAGAATAAGCCCTCTAAATGATGGAGGGCTTTTTTGCTTATTAATTCGTCTCTGCCAGCTTGCGGATGCGTTTGCAAACTTCCGCAAACTCAGCTTTTTGCTTTTCAAGCTGCAGCTCAAGATTTTTTCGCGAACGGATCAAACCTTCAGTCCGTTCAATTCCAGCCTCGAGATCACTCAGCCTTTGCGATAATTCCTTCAACTCACGATCTTTATCAGTGTTAAAATTGCCCATAATATTCCTCCCAGCTTACTTCTTGATAATTTTCGTCCCAACCTATTTTCGCAAGCTCTTCGATATCCAGCTCGCTTTCATCAAAATCACCGTCTAAATAAAAATTCTCACTCATTACTGCCTCCTTTGTTTGTTATAACATTATTATACGGGCTAATTCTCAATTTGTCAAGGGTAAATATTGAACCAAAAAAATCCCTGTTTTCAAGGGATTTCTGTTACTTGATTTTTTTATTAGATTCTCGGATGACTTGCAAGTTGCTGCATCGACCAGTAACGATATGAACCGGAACCGCCATTTCCGCCGGCGCCTCCGCCTGTGCTTGTTCCGCCTGCTCCTCCCGAGGTGTTCACAGCCCAATTCGCCGAGGATGAAAGAAACATTAGCGTGATCGATCCGCCACCGCTTCCACCGCCGCCACCTGCAGCATTCCAAGCATAACCGCCATTTGCGCCTTGCGATCTTAAGCTACCAGATCCTTCAATTCTATTTGCCGTGATGATCAAAACGCCGCCGGCACCCGCACCGCCTGCACCGCCAGCGCCGTGACTTGCACCGCCTGCACCGCCTGCACCAGCACCGGAGGAGCAACTGCCTTCAAAACCAACACCGGCGCCACCATCACCTCCCAAAGAAGCTCCGGGGTTACCACTCACCCTTTGCGTATAATTTGATGTCGCTGCGGCTCCGCTTCCGCCGCTTCCGCCGCCTGCTATGAAACCGGCTGCGCCTGCTCCGCTATATACATCCGTTCCCCAACTGTAAGGATGAAACCCTCCACTTCCGCCACCGCCGCATTGACCATCTACTCCGTCTCCACCTCTATTACCAACGCTCGAAACCGTATTGACGCCAGCTCCGCCTGCGGCGCCAATTGCAGGAACTTTGATATCCGCATAATGGATGTAAAGATCGCTTCCGGCATTAGAAAGTTTTGGTGCCTTCAAGCTCATAGAAATTGTGCCATCCAGTATCAGCGTCCCCCGTACTCTGATCCAGAGACCGCGGCAAGGATTCAAAACGGATAATGTGCATCCGGAATTGATAGTGAGATTCCTGTAATTTTTATAAACGATATCACCGTTAAGTGTGCATGGAACGAAGAATAGCCTCGGAAGGTTCGTGTTTGATGATATGGTGACATCTCCATCAGCGCCGGTACCAAATATAGATGAAAAATAGGAAGCTGCGTTTGAGCGAATAAATATTGGCATAATCAGCCTACTTTCATAATAACGACATCGCAGACAAGGTTCGCTGTCGGAGTCGTTGTACATTTAAGCGAGTAGGAACCGGAACTTTGGCTATTTTTGCGAATGTCACTGGCGAAAAATGCGCTCCGGCTGGATTCCACGGGATCAATCAGGATGATGGAATTTGCTTGAACATCACTATCACTGATAGTAATTACTCCGCTTGACCAACTTCCGGTTGATAACGTTACCTGTTTAGTCACCGTTTGTAGAATAGCCGCATTACCAAAACCAAGATTTGTTCTTGCCGTAGAAGCTGCTGTTGCACCGGTGCCACCTTTTGCTACTGGAACTGTGTTTTCCGTCGCAACGCTTCCTAAGCCCAAATTTGTACGAGCCGTAGAAGCTGCTGTTGCACCGGTGCCACCTTTTGCTACTGGAACTGTGTTTTCCGTCGCGACGCTCCCCAAACCGAGATTAGCCCTGGCATTCGCTGCTGTACTCGCTCCAGTGCCGCCGTTTGTGATCGATAACTGACTTCCGCCGAAAATGTTTGAGAGCGCCTCTGCCTGCGTTGTGCTTCCAACGCCGCCGCGTTCAAACGGAACCACGGAATAAATCCGTGCATCCGTCACGTTTCCTGCTGCTATCGTAGAAGCACCGGCGGCAACAGAAACAATTGCTAATGGAACTTCCCATGTAACCCCTGCTGTTTTAGTCAAAGTCGGCGGAACAGGATTCGATGACGGAGCACCGGTTTTGACGTCCAAAACCATGATGCTGTTTGGCGCCGAAGCATACACTGCCCGAGCAACAACCAAATCTTTTCTGCCGTAGGTCGGGTCTGCCGCCGATATACCAAGTTCAATTTCATTCGAAAGAATACCGAAATGCGTATGGACAAAGACTTTTCCGGTTTTGATAAGAACTTTCATACCGGATGAGTTTCCATAGACTTGCAAATCGTTGCCATATCCTTTAACAACTCCATCGGTGACATATGAGTCAAGGTATTTCGGCCAGTTTATTTGGTCGACTTTGGTGACTCCGTCAAAAAAACCAAATTCTGAAAAATTAACAGCCATAGCTTGGCTCCTCTGGAAATTCTACGTCATCTGCTTTATCGAAATTCTCCGGCAAATCTCGTAACGTTTGCCTGTATGTAGCCCAATCTGCTTTTTGCTCCTCCGTCAACGGTGCATCCGGAAGCTGCGTCCAGTCGGACTTTGCAAGCAGATCATTTCTATAAACACAGATAAGATTCCATTTATTTTGCTCTGGAAGATTATTACAGTTGCTATTAATAAAATTTATCATAGATATACCCCTCCTGTCGATGCCGTTCCTGCTGTAGATCCGGGGAAATAATTTGCTCCAGCAGCTCCAGTATAAATTGCTGCCCCGTGTCCATCGGAGTGAATGGAGAAATCAGGCGATGCCACTCATTTGCTGCAAACGTCCACAACGCATCATCGTTCATCTTTCTGACATTCTTCGGAACGTCGACGTTGTTGATTACCGTTATTTTTATTGCCATTTTAGAACATCTCTTCCGGATTACCCTCTTCCTGAGGTGGCAAGTCATGCACTACGCAAGGATAATAGATGCAATCATCCTGTTCGATCGGATCATCTTGTGTCACGTACTGCGTTTCCTGATCAAAATCTGGAACTGGTGCATATACTATTGGTTTGTCTGGCATACTATTCACCTTTCTTTCTATTCAAGAGCTTTTTTAACAAGACGCCCGCCCACATTAACGTACGAATCCCACGACTCACCATTCAGAAGCCAGTAAGACAGCCCCGCATCCGACCCGTTACGCCAGCTCCCCCCAAGAAGGGCAACTCTTTGCCCTGTTTCTTGAAAGTAGTAATCCGAATAATATTTGTTGTACGCGCCTCCTGTAATTGATGTCGGAAAATTAAATTCGGGATTATTCGAATCAAATCCCATCTGAGATACATATCCTTCTACATTATGGTTAATGTAAGACAACTGCTGGTACGGGCTTGCAAATAAATTACTTGCATAGTCTGACGGTATACGTGATATCCATGCTTGATTATTATTGATATTTATCCCATCTACAAATTGATAAATATTTCCCCATAAATTTTCTATTCCGCGGTACTTGAATGGATTTTTCCCATCCGAATTACTATAGATAGAGCCAGAAGATGCTACAACTCCGGAGCATACGCCAGATTTCCAGCCCATGTTATAGATGATATTCCCAGCAGTTACATCAACCGCGATTCCATCAAAAACAATGGCCTTGTTGGATGTGTCATAATCATCAATGCTGGTAATTAATCGATAACTGCAGATTTGATTACCTCCAAGTGTTGTTCCAATTCCAATCGGTTGCCCAACTTTATAATAAGCCGCCGTCGCATTAGAAACAATAATCTGATTTACTCCGGTTTGCGATACCGTAGCGGTATCCGCAGGATTCCATCGACCGTTCGCCCATCCATACATAATAGCCTGGCTGTTTAGCGTCGCAAATTCTACATAAAACAATGTTTGCAGTAGATCAACGATCACGCCATCCAGTTGCTGATATCCAACGCCGTTCGCCTTTGCATAATCACGAAATTGGACGATATTTTTTTGAACCAGCGGCCATTTTCCGGATTTGCTTTCCAGCTTCGTACCGTCATCGGATAGGTTTGCGGTATATTTTCCAACGAGAACGTAAGGGAGCTCCCTTTCATGTTCAAAATCCCAGAAGCAGGCTGGTAAATACGCACCGTCTATCCTGCGTTTAGAAATCTGCCATGTACGTGCAGCACCGTTCGCAGTCTTTTTTATGTAAAATTTGGGGATTGAAACAAATTGATTGCTATAATCGTCTACATAATCTTCAATTTCACTGAATATTGGTGCATAATCAAAATCGTTTCTGACTACTTGACTGTCGACTCCGGCATTAGCTACCATGCCTTGAGATGTATTTATACGGGTTAGAGTCGGATTTTCTCCACCGTCCCATGAAACACCAAAAATAGGTTGAATCCAAGCTTCATGCAGAACAGCTGGTGTAATATACGTTGTATCCGACAACCCAGCAATAACATCTGCAGGTGTCGCTTTCGTAGGTGCTTCGCTGATATCAGAATATTTAACTTTAGGACTGTCTACTCCATCGTGCTTATGTCCAATAATAGAATCAAACAGTGTCCCGAGAACATAACTTTTCAAAACAGATAGCAAACCCTTGCGATTCGCTGTCGCTGATGTATCACGAAATGGGATATAGTCTGTGTCTTCAAGAGAAGTTTCTGCGGATAGACCATCAATATCCATATCACCTGCAGGGATAGTAAAATCGAGAATAGCTGAGTTTTCGGTTCCACGATTTATTACCTGTGCATCAGTGCCAGGCGTTCCAGTAGTGACAGTACCAATTTGAATCGTTGCTGGATCGCCCTTTTCGCCTTTCCAACGCCGCCAATCGTAAAGTGCAGGATCGGACGGAGCTACTGGATTCGCCCCAACATAGATTCCTATGTAGTCGGATTGCGTATCGGAAAAATCAGCCGGTGAAGTAGGATGCTCTACGGCAGACCATTTGATCCACATAAAGGTAGTCCTGGAGTTAACTACTAAAGGTTGGACAGTTGGCGTTATGACTCCAGAACCAGCTATATCTACTGTTACCGTAAAATTAGTAAGTTGTAACATTTTTATACCTCTTTCGTAATCGGTTCTGAAACGTATAAAAACCCTTTTACGAGCAGAGCGGAATTTCCTTCAGTATCTTCCAACCTAACATCGTATTTATACGTTTTCACCGGTATAGCAGCAGTAGAAGCTTCGTTCAAAGTCAAAACTACTTTTCCATCCGATTCCATAACTTGAGTGGCAAACTCCGATATCAAGCTGCCACCAGGTTCTTCTCGTATCTGGCTTTTGGCAACAACCCCCATAAGTGGAATGACATTTCCGCTCTTATCTTTGAATTGCCATGAGATGATACAAGATATGCCACGATATACTTGAATATCCTGTTTTATTACCGGATTGATTACCATTTTTACTCCTTTAACTAATTATACCGATAAATCACACCAATCAGACCATGTTCCGTTTCTATAGTCTCTGGTAAATGTGTGATTCCTATAAGGATTTGTGTTATATACATAAGCAATTTGTATAGTGTATAAATTGCTTTTCATAATTGTCACAAAATATGCCGAATCGCTGTTTCCATACAGTTTATAACTCGGCGCATTCCCAGTAGAGCCGCCTGGGTTATTTACAGTATGAATGGATATACCGAGTGGATAATCAGTATTATCCCAGAACGTGCTATCAGTATGAATTTTAGGTTCTTTCCCGACAAGCCCGTTCCCTTCTGAATTTTCGATCGTGAACAATGCCTGATCTGCCGAAACGCCAGACAGAACTTCATTCTGCCATGTTTGTTTTGTATATGCCATGATTTTACCTCTTATGCCCTTTTATTATTTATAATAATTTCCAAGTAGACCATTTAACGATGCTGTTTTCTGTACCCAGGAGGTTCTCGAACCTATGGCACAACTTATTCGAAATACCGATAAATATCGTCAAAATCTCTTATGCGGAATACGTTCACGATGATTGATTCAAATTTGCTCCGCCAAAATTGCCAGCACTTCTTCGCGTAAATTTTCAGGCACGTCCTCAATCGTCTTGATGCCCTTTTTGATTAACGCCGCGTAAATTTTAGCCATTAGACACCTCCCAAAAGCGATTCGTATAATTCGACCAATGCCAGTTGCAAGTCAGTCATCTCTTCTTCACGCTTCATCTCTGGCGTTTTGTCGATTAGAACGAACCATGTTTGATTATTTTCAACCCGATTTGCCGCAAGGAATTGATCTGTAAGAATCTGTGTGTTTTCTCCGTCAAATACTTCAACCGTTTTCAAATTGTTCTCGAACACAGTATCAGGAATAATGGTATTAGAAATGAAGTTGTTCCCGTTGAGTGTAAGATTTTCTAACAATGTTCCATCGTAAAGTTTGATTGTATACATGATTATTACTCCTATCCGATTATAGAGAAAGCGGGGCGAACGCCAAGGACGATGGAAGCGTCGTGGTAGCTCGCATAACCGTTGCTGAGGACACCGGCGAAATGGACGGCAGATACAACATCTCTCAGCCAGAAATACTGACGATTAGAAATCATGTGCGGGTTCAGTGCAAACAACGGGTACTGAGATTTGTCCACAGTATGGTTTGCAACAATCGTAGCACCATTCCCCATAGGTGACATTACCTTGCCGCCGTAAACATTCTGTTCCGTCATAAGCTCAACCTTGCTGTCGTACCAAGAACCGCCCGAAGGATAACCGTTAGTAACGGCGTTGCAAAGATACTGTCTGTGAGACAGAATATGTGCAGACCCGAAAGCGTTGTTAATCGCCGTCTTTGCGTCAGCAAGACCCTGTTTGTACATCTTCGAGCCAACATAACCGCCCGTAGTAATGTTCGTGTCGTTCATTACATGGCCGTAGAGGTTCGAGTCCGGAACGATTACGACATGGTGAGTGTTGCAAGCCGTATCACCTGTGGTGAGGTAATAGTCAAACGCAGCAATTCTCCAAACAACGCTATTTATAGTCCAGTAATCTCCGATATACATATTTTCAAAAGTACCAGCAGCAATAGCAGAATATTGAGCAGCAGAGACAGACGTCCCTAATGAAATGCCTCGATATATCGAATTGTGCGCGCCAGCATTGTTTAGTGCGCCGCCGCCTTCATTCTTTTCAAGCACTTCAACACGATCACTGATTGACTGAATCGTTGAGTAGGTTTTACCGGCTGTTCCCCGGTCAATCGTGCCGACAGACGGCGTGATCGTTTCGACTCCGCCTTGATAATCAATCGAAATCGCGTTGATGATTGAATTAAATTCTGTAGCGCCGAGCCTGATCTTGACGATGTCGCCGAGGTTCCAGTCATCGATATAAGACATCCTGTCAATCGGCGTCAATTCCAGCTCGTAGGTATCGGTTTCTTTGTTCTCCGGTATAAGCGCTTCTGCGATATCGTCCAAAACTTCCTGAGGTGTCCTCGGGTCATTTTCATCCTGCTCATTGGAAATATCTCGCCGATCTTTGAATCCTTCATAGCGCCCCCATTTTGCGATAGAATCTGCATCCTCCTGATAACTGATCATCCGCTCAGTTTCTTCGCCCTGCCCTGCGACCCAAATAGCATTCGCTTTCGGCGCCGATCGCGTGTGCGCCCATTTTTTGATGTTCCCGTACTCTCGGCTAAAAATAATAAGATCACTTTTGTCTTGCGGACGATAAACGAAAGCAACATATTTACCAAGCGTATCATCCCAGACCACGTTGATGCCCAAATTGTCCGTTGCCGCGATATTTACGACAAAATCCCAAAGTACATCAAATCGTGCGTTCCATGTTTTTACCGTGCCCAAGTCTTTGTATGAATCAATCGTAAAATTCGGTATTCGTCTGCCGCTTGCTGCATGTTCTCCGGCATGATAATCGATATATTTCAAAATTGTATTGCCGGCATAGTCGCGAATCGTATGATATGCCTGTGTTGTGATATCCAGCTCCACCGGATCGGGGAATAATATCCTTCTGGTTAGCAATCCGTTATCATCATTACCCTGTACTGTCCATGATACTATTTGCCCACCTTCGAAAGTTTCGTCGACTTCTTCGGAAATATCCGTTACATAACCGCTTAGAAATGGGTCGCCGTCCCTGTATATGATGATGCCGTCATTCTCTGACAGCGGACAACCTGAAGTCGATGCGCCGTCCAATTGCCATTTGCCGACGTCATTAAAAGCGAGTGAAGCAGTAAATCGAGTAAATTTGTCTATTACGTCGCCTCTCATCCCGCCTACTGTCCTTTGGTAAATCTCATAAGCTGCCATTATGCACTTAGCCACCTTTTCTGGAAAACAAAGTCCACACTCGTTGCCGCCGATGTATCCGTGTAAGTGATATCGATATTATTATCGCCTTGCTCTATAGGAAAAACCAAGGATGATCCCATCTTCAGTAGGTTCGTCTTGTCCTGAAGCGTCCCATTGCTCAGCCTGAGAGTAATGCCCCGCATACGGTCACGGCAGTCAATAATCAAAGTTTGCCCTGCGGCAAGGACAAAGTTTTCATCGATTTCGATTCGTCCGTTATTCCGGCTATTAACAAACTTCAGATTCTTCGCTGGACCTGTTACGGTAATTACCGGATAAGCGATCTGCCCATCATTTTTGACGATCGTCTCGCTGGTTACGTTGCCGCCCATAAAATAAGTTAATATGCCGAAATAAAAATTATTGCCAAAATAGAGCCCAATTTGTTCTGTGTCGGAAAAATAGAACTCTGTTTCTTCCTCGCTGTAGAAAAATGGGTCGCTGGCATGAAAATTTAAACTGAGAAGCGTTATTTTTGGGTCAGTCATTGCAACTGTGTCGAAACCGCCGCTGTAATGGCAATTCAGATATACAAAAGTCCCGTCCGAGCGCTTTACCCGCAACTTACCCCATGAATTTCTAACGCCATGTTCAAGAAGTTTATTTACAGTTTGCCTGACAATAGAGTCTCTTGCAGCCATATACAATCCACGAATAACAAGATTCACAGTAACATCTCTTGGAGGTATGCGTACCGCTAAAGTCTCGGCATAGCCATCAGAATATATCTCATCGACATATTCCAAAGCTGGGGCATCAAAACCGGTGCGTCCGTAAACTTCCCAGATGTTTCTTTCCATCTGGTAGTTATCCAGAATAATTTCCTCGCCGCTGGAAGTTATGTAGCTAAGCGCGCAGTCCGACAAACTCGGCATTTCTGATTCCCTCCGTCACACCTTTCTTGATCCGTTGTTCCAGATATTTATCACCGTAAATATCATGGATTTCGATGTTATAAACCACTTGTTCGCCTCCTCCGCCTGCTAACCGGTCGTTCGGGATGATCCATCCTGATCGTGACGGCGTGAACAATTCGGGACCTGCTTCGCCTACGAGGTACGTACTGCGAGCGCTAACGTAGCCGCCGCCTGCTAATGCTTCTTTCGCCCTGCTTGATCCGCCGGTCTCCCGCGGATTCATTCCAGGAACCTGATATGAATTCAGTGCCTCCAAAGCTGCGATCAATCCCCAAGTTGCCAAGGTCGCAGAGTTCATTTGCGAAGCCACACCGGAAGCGGCATCAGCAATAGCCTGTAAAGCACCTTCTGCGAGCCCTGAGTTTTCTTGCAAATATTTGTACGCAGGAACCAATTCCTCACGTATGATCCGCTTCTGTTCCTTCATATAAGTGTTAATGTCTTTGGTGACGCCGAAAATAGCACCAAGTGCGTTATATGTGGTATTTTCGCCATAGAATAGCAAATAGTTCAAATCAACAAATGTCGGCATCAATGAGTTTCGAATATAGTCATTTATTTTTTCGAAAACTTCAGAAAGTTCCTTTTTCATGTAATCATGAATGGTTACGAGGATTTGGTATAAAGCCGCATTCGAACCTTCCGTGTATAAGGTTTTGTTCAGCGTGTCTAAAGCACTGCCAAAACTCCCTTCCAAAGATATAAAGAAAGCAAATTCGGTCATGGTGATCGTCAAATTTGCCGCCATGAAGTCATTGATCAGCGAAAGGATTTGATAGGTTGCGGTTGTCGCTCCTTCACTGTACAGCATCAAGTTCATGCTATTCAGACTTGAACCAAAGGTTCCTTGAACGGAAATCATCAAAGCGAGTTCAGTCAGCGTTGCCGTGAAATCTTTCGCGATAAAATCATTGATACTTTTCAGAATATCTAAAAGCCCATTACCGGCTCCAGCTGCCGCTCCGCCTGTGCCGCCTGCTGCTCCTGAGCTAAGCACTAAGTTTATAGATATAATAGCTTCCTTCAAAGCGACTAACTTGTCGATAAAGTTTTGATAGGAAGTCATCACATCATCAGGAACTGGAACGAAAAGTTGCCCGAGGATGCCGCCGGCGCTGGTTTGCTGGAAATTATTTGTCTGCCCTGCTTGTGCTGGCATCGGACCTTCTGCTTGCATTCCTTCAAGCCCTGCACCAACACCGGTCGTGGTTCCGGTTATGCTTGAAACAATGTCACGAAGTGCTTGCGCCAACTCTTCGAATTTCTTCTTGATGCCATCTGTAACTGCGTCGATAAACGGTTCTACTGCATCCCACCAACCTTCAAATTCCGCGTTTACATCCCGTACCATATCCGGAACGATGGAATGCCCGACTAATTCATCGCTTAGTTTTTGGAATATATCCAGAAGCTGCTTTTTCAGCTCTTCGGGACCCGAAACGTAATCGGACTTACCCATTAAATTTAACTGATCTTGGATATATTTAACTAAATCATCGACAGGGTCAGCTAAAGTACCAGAAGGATGAGAAAAATATTGCTCAAAAGTTGAAGCGTCAGGAGTCGGAACCTTAATTCCACTTACCTTATTGAATTCTTCAATTACTTTGCTGATCGCATCTGCCGGCGGTTTTACGATTGGTGACATGTTAATATTGCCGTTGCCGAAAAGCTTGTCATACTCTTCTGTATCGATCTCAGGAAGTTTTCGTTCAGGTCCGAATAACCTATCGAAAGCTTTGACCGCGCCGTCAATTGCTCCGATGATTTTATCGAGTGCCTCTGCCAAACTGCTCAAAACATTCCCTAAAGTGGAAATATTGTTTTGATGAGTCTTCGCATCTTCACCCAATTGGTCTATCGGGTCAGCGTCTTCGCCATGACCAAAAATACTTGATAAACTGTCTTTGATACTGGATAGATGCCCTTTAATTGATTCAAAAGACTTGCTTATGCTGTCATAGTGCTCTTTGTTCAATCCAAGTGGATTATCGCCCCAATTCTTTGCTATATCAGCGATAGCGGCAAGCATGATAGAAATAGTTTGCACCGGCGCCAAAACAAGTCCCAAAACAAGAGCAATCCCCGCAAGCGCATCGCCTAACCCCGGTGGCAGCAATTTATTAAACTTCATCCTAACTTTTTCCAAGCCGGCAACCAGCCCTTTTTCATTTATCGTAGCTATTACATCATTCATGAATCCGACAACTTCATTAATTCCGTTGCCAATTGCTTGAAAAGCAGCTTCAAAACTACCTTTGTTTTGGTTAACCCAAGTCAAAAGGTTCGAAATGGCATTCAAAAACTTACCTATTGCCGCTTCGGCAATATCAAAGACTTTAGTCATGGAATTGATCGCATTTGATACGATCAGCGTCCAGCCCATATCAATGCCGCCGGCAGTGGTGGGTTCTTTGCCGTATTCAAACGGACCCACTTCTGCCGCCATCTGGTCAAGCGACTTCACCGGAGTCTTGAAAAGGTTCTTTATCTGCTGGATGATCCGCTCCAAACCAGTTTTTACCGTTTCGAAATATTTCAACACACTGGAACATAGGTTTTCTATGGACTGCATTACTTCCGGAGGAATAATTCCAGCAGCATCCTCTTTGATCTTTGCTATGACGCCGCTAAAGCCCTGCTCATCATAGACGTTTTTTATCTCAGTGATATATTTTTTCGCAGAGTTGATCCAGCCTTCTATATCATCCACAAAGCCGGATAACTTCGGTTTTACATCAGCGACGAAGTCTTTGACAATGTCCTGAATGCCGAGGAAATTGTTCTTCCATGCGATACCAAGTAAACCTATTGCCTCTATCAGCAGTCCGATCGGCGAAGTCAAAGCAGTCACTAAATCCGTGACAGTCTTGATAATGATTAGTAAAGCGAAAGCTTCGGCAATGGTTTTGAGCGCATCGATGATATAGTCTTTATATTTAGCAAAAAATTGGTAAAATCCGTTTAGTTTGCCGACAATTTCCGTGATTTTCCCGCCCATTTCCTTGCCAAAGATATAGTCCATGGCAACGCCGAATTTTTCCCCTTCCTCCGCCGATCCTTTGAACCAGCCCTGAAGGTTCTTCAACGCCATTTGTAGCGTGCCATTCGTCAACGCTTTTCCTAATTTATTGATCACATCAAGCGCCGGTTGGAACCATTTTTCGATTTTCTTCCCGATATCTTTGAAACCGCCTGCACCAAGCAAGTCGCCGATATATCCGACGATCGGCTTCAGCGCTTTTGCGGCAGAGTCCCCAAGCGGCTTGAAAATATCCGCCATAGCAAAATATTTGATATCGCCTAAAGTAGATCTTAAACCGTTGATCGTGCCTGTCATCAATTCTACGGAGCCGCCGAAATTTTCTTTGGAATAGTCTGATAGCGCTTTATAGAAGTCATCTGCTTTTACTTTGCCGCTTTCCATCGCTTTGTTGAAGTCTTCATAGGTCTTGATCGTAACGCCCGTGTTCACGCTCATTTTCGCAAACACGTCATTCAGTTTATCCAAGCCGAACCTACTGTTCGCAAACTGCCGGACATCCATCGCCGTGATCTTGCCGGTCGATCCAACCTGCGCCAAAGCAACGGAAAGCCGGTTCATCTCATCCTGCGACAGTGCCAAACCGGAACCGAGGTTCAAAATAGCCTCGGTCGTCATCTTCGCCGTATCAATCGTTTGCCCCATGGATGCGTTCAATTGGAATGCGGAAATTACAGACTCATAAGAAAAAGGTGACACAATGGATAATTCACGGATATATTCCATTGTCTCATTTGCCGTTTTACCGGCTTTATCCAGTGCGTCTGTGAAGGAAAGCGTACCTTTAGAGCCTCTGACAAGCTCAGAAGCTGCCAAAGACTGAATGGCTTTTTCCATCTGTTGCATCGAAGCAACGGCATTGATAGCAGCAGCTCCTACCTGCTGGATGCTATGAACCATGCCGGTAATCGCACCGGCTGTGAGAACGCCGGCGGCAACGGAACCGATAGACCTGATGCTATCGCCGAATTTTCCGAGCGCCGACTTTGCATCATCAACGCCGGAAGTAAAACCCTTTGCGTTTAGCGCAAGGGTTGCTTCGAGCGAGCCAACGTTAGTAGCCATTATCAAAATCCTTCATTGTTTGCATCCGGAACCATTCTTCCCATAGTTTTTCATCGCTCGGCTTTTTGTATAAAAACGGTAAAAAGTCCTTCTGCCTCGGCTTTTTTCCTTTGCCACGATTCGCACTGGCATATAAAAACATGAACATGCTAAGCAGGTATTCCACGCGATCGACTCCAAATGGCTCCATTTTATAAAAAGCTTCCCATTCCGTGATCTGCTGGCTTGTCATCATGCTCGCCATGTAGTCCACGTTCGGGAAGCCTAAAGTCGCGGCTAATCGGTACAGAAAAAGCCGCTCCGGGTTGCCGCTCAGTTTTTTTCGGCGCTCTCGACATCCGGAACAGCATCTTCCGTGAAGCCGGAAAGTTTTAAAATTTCTTTGCCAACCCGTTGCGTCACCGCTGCCGATTTGCCTTGTAAAGCTATCAGATAAACATCCTTCTGCTTATCATCCCAAAAAAGCGGCTTCCCATCCTCATCGATTGATGCCAACATGACTAATTTTTCAAATAATCCGTCGCCATCTTTTCGCTGATTTATCATTTTTGTGATGATCGTTCTTTCTGCACCGGAAAGAGAGCGGATGCGAAGCGATCCGCCCCATTCCGGAACGTCAATAACAGCGTATGAAAAATCATCCTTGCTCAGGATTTCATCAGCGCTTTTGATCAAAGCCATGCTGCCTCCTATAAGCTCACATCGGGTAATTCACTGATATCCGTAATTTCTCCGGTTAGCTTCAAGGTCACGGTTTCAACCAGTGCATCCGGTGACTGTGCATCGGCTTCATTGAAAACGATATTCTTGACATATGCCTTGAATTCTCTGCCCATGCCATTTGGATATCGGATTCGCCATGACACGACTAATCCGCTCTGTTTTAGCTCCCTGATCTGATCCTGAACCGTATCCGGATAAACCGTGTTCATGTCAAAAGAGAACTCCGCAGTATCCATCAAACCGGAACGGATATACTCGCGATATTTTCCGCTCCCGTGATGAGTTACGTCGATATCATCCGTGGATTCTTCGATCGGCGGAACCATCCGCACTTCCGGAACGGCTACAAAGCTTTCTTCAGAAGCTCCATCGCCAATTTCCAGAATAACGCCATAATTTGCCTTTGACTTACTCATCTTTCACCTCGTCTTCTCCTCCGGTTTCCTCGACCGGATTCTCTATTTTTTTTCTGCCGCGTCTGATGACTTTCGGCTCCTCAACTGATTCTTCCGGAACATAACTGAGTACTTTATATTCCGGCTCTTCACTGATTGCATATACCGGTTTCTCCGGCTTTTCTTCCATCTTTGGATAATATTTAGGATTATGCTTATTTACTCGCAAGTGCCTACCGAATTCTTCCTTATCCAAAGTGGAAAATAAGCAGTCTCCGCATTCATACAGGTCAAAACCCATCCATTTTTTCATATCTCTATCATTCCTTTCCAGATCCGCGATATCCGCTTTACCAAATTGTTCGCTTCTTCGATATCTACACCAATTCCAGGTATTAAGATAATTGTAACATCATCTATGACAACCCGTCCTGAGAGCGTATCAACTAAAACCTCATCCATCCGGCGGACTTCGTTCGTTTTTCCCAATGCACTGATTTGCAGTTTAACTCTATATAATCCACTGGGACCGGACATAGTCATATCAGGTGTGATTTCGTCAAATTTATAGACAATACAAGCCAATTTCCCATCAATGAGCAGGTTTTGCTCATCATAGCCGGCATTGATATGGTACACTGGATATTCCGGCAAGCAATCCGTAATCGCTTTATGTACCGCTTGATGAATATCTGCCGTCATTTCCCACTTCCTTTCAGAGCACTGTCAATAACTCGCCCCATCGCATCAAAAACTTGATCTTCTGACTCCGCAATTGCCGGTCTCATGTACGGTCTCGCCGGTATCGTGACCTTCCTTGCGAAAACATCCTCACCCTTTTCATTTACCCAGTGAAGCATTCTCGCCCTGATCGGCACAATAGTTCCACCGTACTCATGGATTTTCCCGTAAACTTGCCCTACTCGTATCGTGGCGACAGCACCTTTGCCTACCTTCTGTCCGGAAAAAGAAACAGAATTTATCAACATACCGGTTCGCCGATGCAAAACCTTGTCCATTTGCAGTTTTGTTTTCGTTTCAATAATCGCCGCTCCAGTGTTTACAGCTCTGAGAGCAACATCACCGCTGATCTGCGAGCTCATCGTGTTCAGCTTTTTTTCAAGCTCCTCTTTCCCTTTCAGTTCAATGCGGATGTCACCAAAGCTATTCATGCCGTTTTTCTCCGCAAAAGCACAACCTGCGCAGTGGGTCCCACACGAGGAAAACGGACGACGGAAAACACGATCGTCGGGCTTATCGTCTTGCCATAACGCTCTGTAATCTCTACTTCATCCTCCGGATGAATTTCGACGTCCAATGGCAACCGCAGCTCGGCGTCTGACTCGATCACGTCAAATATTTCTCCGTCAGTTGACTTTGTTTCCCGATCTACCATCTTCAAACCGCATATGGTTTCTATCCCTGTCTTCCGGCTTTTGACAATATCGCCCCAGCCGTTAACTTCCCCGGTTGCCGGTCGGCGGATGATGCACTTGTCTGCCATGACAGACTTCTGTATGTTCTGCATCCATCCGTAATCATCAGTCTCGAGGATCAACGGCATCACTCCTTCTTTCTCTCGGATATTTTACAAGCTCGACTGTACCGGCTTTTCTCAGACTGCGATAGTATCTCGCCATCTCCCTGTAATGTTCGTATACCTGAGAAGCTGAGAAATCTGCCCCGTCCGCCGAAAAATCCATGTTCTTCGCCACGTCTGCGGCTTTCAAATCCCAAATCAGTGCCGCCGTGCGGTTGATATCGTCTTCGCAGTATTCCAGCATTAAGGAAATAGCTTCATCAGTAAATTCACTGTTCTCACTGTCTTCTGCCGTCATCTGCCTGATTAAGTCAATCTCTGCGGTCATAGCGTCCTTCCTGTAGATACGATTCTAATCGCTGTACAAAATTCTTCTGATTAAACGGTTTGCCGATGAACCGCTGCTTCCATTCTCTTATCGGTTCATCCGTAGTGCAAGCCAGTTTGATCCACTCCGCCACCGGCATGCCGCCCGCCGATTTTTTGTTATTCAGGATATCAAGCGGATAAGCAAGATAGTTTTTGTATTTGTCCCAATTTTTGACGTACTCGAAACCTTCTTCGGTGTTGCCCGATCGAGGTGGTATATCCTCACCGAACATAAGCGTCGGTTTGCCGATAGCGATCGACATATACGCGAAAGTCTGATGCGCAACGATCACATCAGAAAGACGAATATCAACCGTGGATCCGTTCGGCTTAGCAAAAATCCACTCGACATCCGGATATTCCTCCGGGTCGGGTAAACCGTTTAGCTCCCATGACCTAAGATAGCGTACCTTCAACTTTATACCGGCTTTTTTGGTATATTTTTCCAGCGCATCAAAGGTTTTTCGGTTCAAATCTTTGTCTACTTGGTTCAAATAGCCATTGGCATTGGGATGAATCGGTGCAAAAAGAATGTTCTCCGGCTCCCTGTCAAGTGGTTGAAAGTTGCCGACCTCAGTATATGTCCAGCCTACGGCTTCAACTGGATACGGGTAACTGATCATTTTCATCAGCTCAACCCCGCCTTCGGCAATCGTAAACATAGCAGTTACAGGTTTCGGTGTTACGAGTCCATCATACTGAACCATCGGTCTGGCAGCATGCGGATATAGGAAAACCGGCGTCTTCGTGTACAAAAGTGGGTTGATAAACTCTTCCCGCCAATCAGCATCGGAAAGCCCGAAAGCGCACCGGCTTCTACTATACCTTGATTCTCGCCATCCATAAGACAAGAGGGCAAGCCGGTAAGCTTGCCCTTTACCTTGATGATCTGCAAAACGAAAGATCTTGAACATTCTACTTCGAAGAAGTACCGTTTGCCGTCAAAACCGCGAAAGGATATCGCTTCTCCCTCGGTTTTATATAGCTCACCGGATTCGGAACGGCAAAACCCAGTCGCATGGTGACCCGCAATGCAACCATGTCTTGCTGTGCAAGGTTGAAAATGATTTTACCGTCTGCATCCGAAATCACGGACTGATCTAAAAACTTCCACGTGATATCCTGCCGAATAGAATAAACTAATTTCGACCATGCACCGGCGATCATCAACTTCGTAGGATCTGACATGATGCCGTTATCGGGGAACTCCATCGGAACGCCGAGCAGCGAGTAATTCACTGCGCTCCGCATATCTTCGATGAATATCGGTTGTCCCAAGTCGGTTCTGACGCCACGCAGTTTGGCTCTCATAGATAAATGAGAAATTAACCCATTGACTGCGTAACCGTCTTCTTCTACCATAGAGTATAGCCCGCCTGCCTCGAGCAAGGTCGCATATAGATCGCCGCCGTTAGCGGAAATATCTACTGTGTGACCCTTAGCGACCGCTTCATCCCAAATCGCGGCTGGCCAGCTTGCCGGTTTACCAATTCCGTAAATTACGGCTTCATCAATCACTTTGCCAATAGCCGTGATGAGCGCCGGTCGTACCTGATCCCAAATTGGGACTGCGGCATCATCTAAAACGGATTCCGAAATCGGCACAATCGCGGCGATTTCCTCGGCGGTAACTTTGACGCCTTCCCATTCCATGGAAGTTGTCTGTTTCAAGCCGGTGTCGCCGTTTACAAAATACGCATACGGCAGAGCGGTATTTACTTGAAGGACGGACTCCTTTGCCGCCATATTCCGCAGTTTCGTTGCGTAACGCATCACGAAAGAATTCTGCGGAACCTCCCGAATGATCTCATTCGAGGTTTCAACAGGAATAAGCGAACTGACATTAGTCCGCGTAATAATTTCATCATATTTAGCCATTATAGCCCTCCAAAACGGTTCCTAATCAGATCATCCATCGAAGCACCGGTTTTTTGTGCCGCTGATGAAGTGGCGTTTGCACCGGCTTTCGTACGGACTGACCCCTTTTGTTCAAAAAGTTGCGGAGCCTCTGCTATGATCGCGTCCCAATCCGGCGTTCCATCACGCCGAAAAAGATTTTCAGACACAGCCAACGCATAAGCTGCCTTTAAATTTAAGCAACCGACTTCGCCCGCTTTCTCGAGGAACTCACTTCTTCGATTGGCTTCTTCGAGCTGCTTCGTCATCTGCTCTAAGGTCTGCTTTAATTCAGAACCTTCCTGAGCTTTTGACGTCAATTCTTTGATCTGCTTAGCGTAGGAGTCACGTTCAGCTCTGGTTGCTTTCACGGAATTATTCAGTCCCTGAATATGCCCGTCCAGAAGCCCTCGACTCTTCTCGTCAAGCTTCTCGTACCAACTCTCGAACGTCTCGCTCGATTCCTCCGTCTCGGAGTTTAAGTTAATTTCTTCCGTCATTTTTTTATCCTTTAACCTATTATACACTATTTGTCAAGCTTTTTCAACCACATAATATGGACACGGCGCCGCAAAAAAGTAAATGTCCTCCGGCTTGTCCTGCGGATAAAACTGGCAATGGCTTCTGTCAAAACCAACCGGCTCCCGCCCCGTGTTTTTGAACTTGCATGTTTTGCATGCTATATCTGCGCATGCACCAAAAGCGCTTAACGGCACGTCATCATTTATTGATTTTCGCTTTATTAATTGCATCCATTTCCTCCTTAGTCATCTCAAAATATCCTTTTCGCTGCTCCTTCATGACCTCCAAGGTTATGTCCCATGCGCCGCCGCTGTATTTGACGTTATTAACTTTGTATGTATATCCATCGGCAAGTATAGTCTCAAACTCCCGTGATAAACGGTTTGCTTTTTCGCCATTCCAGCTTTCGCCTGCATATCCTCGCTCACCAAAATAACTAAAAGGCTCGGCATAGATCATCTTTGTACCTGCCGGAACCCTGACTGTGATCGAAACGTCCGTGTTCATGAAGCCGGTGTTTAGGGTTGTCCCGCATGAGAAAAAAGCAGTGTCTTTGAATTTTTTATCCAATATTTCTTGTTTTATCAGCTCGAGATTGTCCGGATTCCGGAAGTGATCTTTCGGAATGCCGAAAAATTGTGCCGCACCTTCCATATCGATGCCACGATGCAAAAGTAGGTTTATGTCGCTTCCTTCTGACTTTAAGATGGCATTGTGCATGTTTTCAACATAATTCGGGTTGCGAACTCCTTTATTCTCCACGAATTCAGCATCAAGCGGTACGTTCCCGATTCCTTTAAAAATCATCCGATCATTACTCACCTTTTCATAGCCGCGTAAAGGTCGGTTATATTTGCCGCTGCCTTCCGTGTAACCCCAAAGAGCGTTTTTCTCATCCGGGGTTAACTTATCCCATAACGCCTTCGTGATCGGTCGGAAAAATGCATCTGCCTCTTCTTTCGTGTAGAAAGCTTTATAAGCAGTCGGGGAAATATAACCCTTGGCTGCCGGCTTGAAACCTGCGAACCCGAGCCTCTCCAGACTTTTTATCGCCGGCTCACTCCCCCACACACCGGCATTCCTCATGTAGACCATGCTGCTTGGCTCTATCCCATAATCTTTCCATAGAGCGTACAAGCTTCTGCCCATGATACGTTCTTGATCTTCTGGATCTAAACCTTCGAACCATTCTCTGCCTGTTTCCCACGATGGACTGCTATCGATGCCATTTAATTCTGGTATCGCCGTGCACTTTCCGTTTGGATGATCCGCAAGTTCCTGATCTATCCAATAATATTTGCCGTCCATCATCAAGCACGCCAAACATGCCGTCGGTTTATAGCAATACCGCCTAAATCCTCTGATAATCCCCGTGCTCCGGTATTGCTCAATATTCGTCATCCGGTAAGCGCGGTTGATCTCCGTCCTCGCTATCAGCGTTGAACGCTCGAAGCTTATGTTTCCGGCAGACATCATGTTTTTTACCAATTCGTTTACGCCTTGCCCGCGTACTATGCCGATTTGTAGCGCTTCAGCGATACCTTTTGCCATATCGCCATAACTGGCTTTCAATAACTCATATAGCGGCGCTCCGGTCGAGCTCATTCCTATCATGGTTTCGTATGCTTTTACGTTCAGAATGTTCCATTTTACCGACGCGCCGACTAAAGCCTTTGTCGCCTCATTCGCTCCGTCTATGCCGAGAAGTAAACTGTCCCGCTGTGATGCACTTATGATGTTTTCTGCCGACTTGCTGTATCCATCAAGCTGGATGTTTGCCTGCTCCAGTAAATATTGATATTGTTTCATGCCATAAATGTATTGAATCGGAACAGCCTGCCCCGATTCAGATAATTCACTTGCTTTTTGTGCGACGGCAATATAGTCGTTGTTAAGGTTTTTGATGACAGAATTCCACTGCTTGCCAAGCTTCAACAACGTTGATTTTTCGTTATTATTTAGCTTATCCTTATAGGACTCTACAACATCAACGACCGACTTAGGTGTTTTCACGTGCTGTCCTTGAAATCACGCTATTCAGAATAGCTTCACTGATTGATGACTGCTCTTCTGCCTCTTTTTCTTTTTCTTCCATGATCTGCTTGATCTCGTCCGTACTTTTTCCTTCAAAACGCAACGCCGTAGACAGTGCCAAACCAGATTTTATGTTCTCCGTCCGGATCTCCGCCTGCGTCTTCGGCTGGATGCTCTCGACAGGTGCCCATACCGGCGTGATATCCTGCGGTCTCACATCCCCGAAGCCGGACAAAAGCAGCAGATAAGCCCCGACATCCGACCAAATCGGATCAAGAAGTTGCTGCGTTTTGCGTGCTTTTTTAGACAGCGGTGCCTCCATCGCTATCAGCGCCTCACCTGAAGGTTGCCCGTCTGCCCCATAAAAATAATGTTTCGGGGTTCGGGTAATAACCGCGATGCTGTTTGCCAGCTCGGATATCTGGTTCGAGTAATTCGATAGGTCTGCCGCTTCCAAAGTACCGACAGAGGTTCCTTGCTCATCTGCGCGAATAGCCGCAGGAATAGACCAAATCTCATTCGGCGCATTTTTCAGCGTGTCGATATTTGCATTTGTGATGATATATCTTGCCGGAAACGCGTTAAACTCTGCAGTAACCATCATATCGCCTAATAGCTTATTAATCGCATCCTGTATCGGGATCACGTTATCCAACTCAGACTTCAAGCCTCGCCGGCTGTTCCTGAAATGGAATACCGGTATAATGCCTGTCGGGTTTGTACCGCTTTCCGTCTCATCAAACTGGAAAGACGTATATGATACGATATCCTCCGGCTTCCCTTTTGCGAAGTAGTTTTCGAACCGGTCTTCGTAATACAAAATTATTCGAGTGTAGTCTCCATCTACGTACCATTTCGCCGCGTACTTTTTCTTTGCCGGCGATGAATCTTGATAGCGGACAAACACGTTCGCCGGATGATTTTGGTAAACTTCCGGGTTGCCGGCTTCATCCGTTCCGACAATGATAAAACCTTCACCGGTAACAGCCATTGCTTCGTGGACTTCATCTGCCTCGATACCTATGTGAAGGTCAGACCAAAGCTCATCGAGCTTTGCGTTTCGTGCCCTGTCCTCCGCATCCCAGCCGGTAATCTCCAGCCTGTCCAGTATGGAATCAACTACTACCGCGCACCAATTTTGGGAGAATCTTGCGCAACGGTTTTCGAAAACTTCACGTAATCGGGTCGCCGTATACATCAGCGGTTGGTTCCCGTCGTAGTAGTCGTACATCTTTTTTACATGCCTCTGTTTACCTTGCAACGCTTCAAAAGCTTCCTGTAAATCGCTTATCATCCTTGCCAACTCCTTGCTTCCCTTTTTTGGAAAACTGTTACCAAATCATCAAAAGCGCCCGATGACGCATCCATCATGTCATCATGTTCGGACGGCTGGTTGTGCATATGAGTGATATATGCCTCTGTCCAATCACCTTTCAGAACTTCAACTAAACCATGCTCAGCGTATGACGCAAGCGGTCTGGCTCTGGTTATTTTATCTCCGCTTGATCTGACTCCTCTGGCGTCCATTCCCGCTAACATCGGAACCAGCGTATAATGGCTCTCCCGCTTACCTGCCGAGCCTGGTTCTTCTTCCCAGCGCACCTTGAACGGAATGCTAAGAGAGCCAAAATAGTCTCTGTAAAAGAACGCAAGCTCCTGTAATTTCCTGTAAACTTCTGCCGGCTCTAATTTCATCGCCTTTGCCTCAAGGATCAATATCTTCTTCGTACTTTGATTATACAGCATCACGCACCAAGCCGTATCATCCGGGTCTTTGTTTTTCAGTGAAGGTGCCGTTGCCGCCAAGTCAAAACGCATGACAGCCGTCCAACCTGGTAATTTCTTGTCCCAGTCATCGACAATCTTAAACCATGAGCGGTTGAATACATTACCGGCGGTATCGACAATTTTCCAGTTGCCGCCGCGTTGCGGATCGCCCAAAAGCCGCTCCCGATCGACCTTTGACAGCCCTTGAAGGTTTGCGATATAGCCCGGATCTTTTTCGAGCAATATTCGGTTGTCATAAATCGTTGATGGAATGAAAGTGCATGATCGCGGCATGATATCCGGATATTCTGCCAACAGCTCAGTTTTTGTATCGCGCCATATGATCTGTTCGTCTTTGGCGATAAACCAGCGGATGCGATTGATACGATTAAGGTCAGCGTAACCGTCATCGGCAATCCACCACGATAAAAAGTCTGCCAACCATCCGGGTTCCGGGTTACATGATGCTCGGATATACGGTTTAACGCCGCATACAGACCGGTTACGGCTCATCAGATAAATGAATTGCTGGTAGGTGAATGTTTCGAGCTGGTCAAAAGCAAGAAAGCAAATCTGCGCCCCACGCCAACTGTAAAGATCTGCCTCATACTGCAAACCGCCGAAGCTGATCTTTGAACCCTTCGGAAATGTCCAAAAATACCGAGACGCGTTAGGTTCTCCATTGAAAAGCGGGTAAATCTTCGACGCCTCAGTCCATAGACCACCCGGTCGCGTAATGTCTGCCATCGTTCGGCGAAATATGACCGCTTCAAAACCTGAAACGTCACGATGATAAAGCGGCTCTAAAAGCAGAGCGTAGGTCTTCCCTCCGCCGGCAGAGCCGCCAAATATGGTAATATCCGCTTTGGATTTAAGGAATAATTCCTGTTTCGGTTGCGGTTTGATGACCGTCTTCATGATCTTCTTTTTTAGGAAGGTACAGGATTACTTCTGCCTTCTCGAATTCGCCATGAACGTTTACATTTTCCGGCGGCTTACCGAACGCGACTTCGATGAACGCCATCTGAAGCTTTGGATTTTTGCTTGAAGCCCATTGCCGGAGGATAGCTTCAGCCACCGTGAGAACATGTCCGTTTATAGTTACCGGTTCGCCATCTTTGATTACCTTTTCTCCTGCTATTTCGACAGCGAGCTTTCTGAAGGCGTCAAAGCTCTTCGGCCTGCCGTTTCGATTTATCCGAGGGTCGCCTTTTACGAACGTCCCCGGTTTGCGTTTTTCAGTTGCAGCCATTGTCCTGTTTAGTCCAGCATTACTGGACTACCTCTGGCTTTCCGCCGGTAACATCCACCCACCGCTGGATCGCAACCGCGCAATAAGCCGGCGAAATCTCAACCGCGCGGCACTTGCGCCC